GTCGTGACAAAAATTCAGCTAATTCAGTACTTGGTTGTATATCAGCATACTGATCGTCATCGGGTATAGTAGCATAATCAATAACGGTTCCAGGATTTTGATCAACAAACCTAACCACTTCTGATTCTACAATACCACTAACTATAGGAGGTCGAATCTGGGCATCGGCATTACTAGGATCCATTCTATTATCAGAACTTACCAAATCATAACCTCCAGGTGCACGTATATCAACGCGTGTTCCTGGATTTGAAGTATCTATGGGTGGTAATCTACGCGGAAATCCTCTTGCATCATACTCTTCGGTGTCTGTCGATTGTGTCTTGTAGTTTTCTTTCTTATCCTGAACTGACACCATCTTAACAGACAAAAAGGTGTCCAAAGGTTTGATATCCTGCCTAAGACAAGAGGTCTCCTCCACTATATAAGCATAGCCAGCGGCATCAGCTTCAAGAATAGCTTCAAGGACCTCACGTTTATTCAAAATACGAGATTTTGTAATGTTCTCGTTAACATTATTTTTATTAATATTTTGTTTAGTAAGTCATTTACTTAAATATGGGATGACTCAATCCACATATCGCACATTATATAGAAATTGTGCCTCAACTATACACATCCATAAAAATGGATTTCGGGGAACGCCCTAGTAAAGTAATAAAATTATCCACTCTCATATAAACATGTACTATATAATGTTAAAATAGAATATATGCAGTATATATAATTTTATAGTGTTTTTTGGTTAATGCAACGCACAAGACATACACACTAAATGCCTAATCACATCGTCGTTTCAGACGATCATCTCGCTCCTTAAAAGAAGTGATAAGTTGTTCCCAAGTTGGGAAGGTTGAAGATGTAACCCACAGAGTTAATTCATTCTTTTCTACAATATATTTGAGGAAAGCACTCTGCTCTTCAAATTTTTCTTTACCATACCAAAAGTATTCTCTAACAGCAGAAGAAATTTTTTCAATACAGTGTTGTTCTCTATTTAAAATTTTTGATTTCACACCTATCAATAAACTTTTTGTTATAGAATCTTCTTCTAATGGACAAACCATCAATCCTAATTCAGGCTCATATCGCCATGATCGTTTCAAAAAGGAACACTCATTAATGTTTATAAAAGGAATTGAAGCAGCTTCTTTATCAGCCATAGTATATTCAATACCACAGTCGCTAAAAACACTCTGTAATGCTGTATGGTTAAACCAATCATACCCCTTAGCAACTCCCATAATATTATCGTCACCATATGTCATCAAGGCAACGTTATTCTTAAAGCTTCTAACATCCTTTGAAGGATTCAGCACTAAATAAGCATATCTCAAATACAAACTATTAACTAGAGAATTAATAATAACAGTTAAAGGATGTCCTGAAGGATTAGATCCGTAAAATTGAATTAAATCTCCATTAAAATCAACTAGAGGATAAGCAGTATCTTTAGTTATACCATCTAAAATCAATAATTCCTGTTCATTATAACCGGCTGCTTTGCATATAGATTTAATAATACGAAAAGCTCTCAATATAACTGAACTAGACATACGTTTATCAAATTTGGCATAATCACCAGCTATCATTCGATCCTCTCCAAAACGAGTAAGGTATTTATAAATGTCATCCCACTCAGAAGTTTGACATTGTGTACCTGGAGCCATCTCTGAAATAAATTTCCTATGTTGAAATAAACGAGTAACACCTAAAGTATACATTCTTACTACTATAGACCAATCTACAGGAGCGCCAGTGAAAACTCGCGTTTTCTTACTTTCGATCTTTTTGAGAGATATTGCTTCATCCTTAAGGTGAGCACAGAAATTAGGATTAGCGCGTTCACCTCTAATATAACTTTTTCTTATTTCCTCTATTCGATCCAAAATCTCAGGTGCGAAAGTAACACCATCAGGATATATATCACAAACATCTTTTTCAAGAAAAAATTGTTTCGATTTTTTTCAAGGATTCCCCATACTACTTTGTCTATTAATAGAATCAATAAATGAGACTCCCGGAAAACCATTTATAGCAG